GGTTGATTGAAGCTGCGTGCAGTCAGCACCTAATGGTTGACGGAACTCACAAGTTACGAGTAGCCGGTACAGCAGTAACGACTGGAGCAATCACTTGGACAGACGCACTGACCATCGACAGCGCGGGACTCGTTCAAGTAGCTTCGACACCATCAGACACGGTTGGCACTGTTGGATTTAGTTTAAAAGACGCTGGTAATGCTATTGAGTTCGGCTTGCGTTTGGATGCAGCTAATAAGGATTTGCATATCGACCGATATTATGCGGGTGCGTGGCACGGCCCAGTAATAACGTTCGACAGAAGTTCGGGCAACGTGGGGATTGGCGCAACACCAACCGACCCAGACGGTTACTCTACGGCGTTGAATGTCAAAGGCGGGTCGGCGACCAACGGTGCGGCGATTTATCTTGGCAACACCGCAAATGAAAACTCGCTGCGATTGAGTAATTGGAGTGGTACTGGTTATGTGACGGTTCGTGGTGCATACCCGCTATACATCGGCACAAACAACACAACTCGCGTCACCATCGACGGAACCTCCGGTCTAGCGACATTCTCGGCGGGGATTGCGTTTCAGTCGGCGACAACTGGTACGGGAACTACCGCTTCGGGGTATACACTTGATGCGTATGAGGTTGGTACATTTACTCCTACTGTTACATCGGCTACTGGAACGATTACAACCGCAAGCGCGACGGGGACATACACAAGGGTGGGGCGAGTAGTCAGCGCAACATACGATATTACCGTAACCACTAATGGCACCGGTGCTGGCACGCTGAACGCAACGTTACCTTTTACCGGAAGCGCAAATAACAGCTACGCGATCGGCAGAGAAGTTACCGCCGTAGGATTTTCTATTACTGGAACGATAGGCACCGGATTAGTCAGTTTGGTTAAAACGTCAAATGACTTATATCCAGCAGCAGACGGGTATCGGCTCAAGTGTTCCACAGTATATCAAGCGGCTTAAAAGACATCAATATGGCATTAGAAAAGAAAACAGTAATGGGCCAAATCGAAGTTGGCGAAAATGGTTCAATCGGATTGCGAACCGACACAGTTGTACTCGATGACGGCGTAGAATTGAACCGCTCATTCCACCGCAAAGTATTAGCCCCCGGCGATGACGTAACCGGCGAGGATGCGAAGGTTCAAGCCGTTGCGTCAGCAGTATGGACGGATGAAGTTGTGGCGGCATATGTCGCAAGCCAAGCAGCGGCAGAACCGGCAGCGGAAGAATCAGACGGCGAATAATTTGATATGACTATTAACACAGTCCCCACAGAAGCACTCAACGCAAGTTTGGTTGAGGTGAAACTAAACTCGGCCCAAATGTTTGGGATGCAGTACAGCTTGGAATGTTATAGCACTCGCCAATTAACGGACGAGGAAGGCAAACCAGTTACGGCGACCGGACTAATTCATACCGAGTTACTCCAAGTCACCGGCCCTAAATGGCGCGATTGGACACCGGACGCAGCGGCAAGCGACGAGGCGTATCTGCAGCAACTCGCGTTGACTCAATTAAATTTAGAGGCAGCGCCAGTTGTAGAAGCTGCGCCAACAGAATAAAACGGACGCCAGGGGGATGGGTTGGACTTTGGGGCATTTCTTGAACAGCACGGTTTTGCGGCGGCGGCAGCCATCGCGGCCGGTTGGTTCGTGGTTCGCCTTGTTAATTTCACGCTGGACGACCTGCGGGCCTGTCTCGCCTCAATGGAGGACTCCTTCAAAGCCCTTGAAGGCATCACCATCAAACTCATCGAGCGCCACAATCAAACCGACAAGCGCCTGGCTGAAGTGAGCGAACGCCTTGCACGACTTGAGAAACAAGCTGAAGCCAATTATGAATTTATTCGTTCCCAACAGCAACCGACAAGACGCCGCTAGACGCTGGTCTATAATCGTCTGCCTGTCGGCCCTGGCTATCGGTTGCAGCACCAACAGGATTAAATCATTCGACCTGGACATGGGTGGTTTGGAACTGGAATTTTATAATCCAGAAATGGCGCCGCCAGCAGTTGGTTTTTTTGGAGTACAAACAAACAGACTGAATGCCACGCCGGCAAGTTGGCCAAAGTTAATGCCTCTTGAAAGGTGAATGATATATTGGACATGAGCAAAGCAACCGGCAGCGGCGTCGTCGGCGTCGGCACCTGGTACGTTGAAATTTCGCAACTCCTACAGTTAAGCATATCAACCGCCTGTCTCTGTTACTTGGTTGCTAAGATTTATTATTTAATACAAAACAAAGGACAATAATATGGACGCACTAAAAGGAAAAAAAAGTTACATGACGGGCATTGGCGCCCTACTAGCCGCCTGTGGTTTATACCTGCAAGGCCAGATTGAGCTTGGCGCCGCCGTGCAGTTGGCCGTGACGGCCATGATGGGCATTTTCATCAGGAAGGGTATCAAATCTGATACCGCTCCGGCCGAGGATGCTTGAGGTTGTTCTGGCCGTAGTGGCGGCCCTGGTTACCTGGTACGCCAAGCGGCGTATCAAACGCCTTGAAGATGACAACGCCGAATACTTGGACGCCTTGTCTGAAATCGACCTGGCCGTGGCTACTGGCAACCAGGAGCGCGTCAACGCTCGCCTTGAGTCTACTCTGCGCCGGCTGCGCCACGACGCCAAGGTTGCTAGTGATTCCGGCCGACAAGCTAGTGGAACGTCTGCCGGCGGCTGAAGCCTACACGCCGGCTGTGCCTGGTTGGTTCGTGCCTGACGCCAGAATGCAGGAAATCCTGCACGAACTCCATGCCAAGGTCGTTGCTGAATGATACACTGCTAACCTCCGCAACTGGCGAATACCTGGTTGCCGCCGAACTGTGCCAACGTGGCTGGCAGGTCTGTATGTCGCCGCACCAACCCAGCTTTGACATTGCCGCCGTCAAAGGCCGCAAGGTTCAGCGTGTCCAGGTAAAGACCTGCGCGAAGCCGGCAATCGACCCAGGCAAACACGTTGGGCGGTATTCTTTCTTCCCAAAATGCCGCAGCACCAACGACCTTTACACGCGCGAGGAAACGGATTTCCTGGTTTTTGTCGGCCTTGAACACAAAGCTTTTTTTGTTCTGCCGGTTGAATCTGCCACAGTTACAAAATTCAACTGGGCGCCTGGCCAGCCTGCTGGCGTGCTGGCGCCCTATCTTCAGGCATGGCAACTGCTCGAAAAATAGCTGCGCCAAGGCGCTTGAAGATTCTCAACCTCACCTACACGGTGCGCTTTGTGGCCAGCATCGAGGCAAGTGGATGGTGTGACTTTGACCAGCAGGAAATTGTGCTAGCCGAGGGGCAGAGCAGGCAGGCGCTGGCCGACACGTTCATGCATGAGGTTTTGCACGCTGTTGGCGCTGCCATGTCGGTTGACTACGAAACCGAGGAACAAGTCGTCCTGACATTTGCAACCGGCCTGACTACCTTCTGGCAGGCAAACCCTGGCGCCCTGCGCTGGTGGGCAAGCCTTCTTTAAGCCTCCACAGCCTTCTTGCCACCCAAAGGCGACCGACCCAACGCCTTCTTGATGCTATAAACTATCTTTTATAAACTTCACTTTTGCACTTGTCAACAATCGGTTTAGGTTTCACAGTGCCGTTACGGAGGGATAAAGCTAAATGCACAAAGTAAAAAACAACCAACATTGGGCGGCCTACCTGGTCGCAAGTAAGAAGGCGGCGGCAGCAAAGCGCCGCCATTTTGAAGTAACCGACATGACCGGCGCCGGCCAGTTTGTGTTCAGATTTTACGCCTGCGGGGCGGCGGCAGTCATCGGATGGCTGTTGCTCTTTGGCTGGCAATAACAAAAACAAACAAACAAAAAAGAGATATGTCATTATCAATAACAGTAAGCGAAGGCGGCGGCGGCAACTGGGAAAACGCGCCAACAGGAATCCACAAATCAACGTGCTGCGACGTTGTGGATTTGGGCCGGCAGGAAACCGAGTTCGGAGAAAAGCACCAGTGCGAATTGCATTTTGAACTGGCCAAGGAGTCGGCCGGCTTTGTTGAGGCGACAGGCAACCAGTTTACGGTGCGAACGCAACGCTTCAACCTGCCAGAGCCAGGCCAACAGTTGAACGAGAAAAGCAGCCTGCACAAGTTCCTGTCGGCATGGCGCGGCAAGACCCTGACGCCAGGCGACAACATCGAACTGGGCAAACTGGTAGGTGTTCACGCGCACCTTGTTCTGGCCATGAAAGTCAGCAAGAACACCGGCAGCGAATATACTGCAATATCAACGGCCAGCCCAAAAAACAAAAACGAGGTTTTCCCGCCATTGTCTGGCGCCTACACGCGGCGAGCAATGGAAGCTGCGCCAGCCGTTCAAGCGCCTGCACCGGCACAGCCAGCCCCTGTTCAACCTGCGCCTGCGCCTGCCGCCAACCTCGACGCCGACGACGTGCCTTTTTGAGCCATGGCCAACCCAATAAACCCCAACCCAGCGCACAAGGTTGCAATTGATTACTACAACCTGGCGCCAATCTTTTTCGACATTGAAACAGAGGCGTTGCCGGCAAAGGAACTGGAAAACGACCTGCCTTTTTTTGAAGCGCCTGCAACCTGGAAAGACCCTGTGAAGATTGCGGCCTATGTTGAGAAGAAACGCCTGGAGTATGTCACCAAGGCCGCACTGTCACCCCTAACGGGGCGCGTGCTGGCCATTGGCATTGCATCGGACAAGGACGGCCAGGGAGTGTTTGAAGGCGACGAAAAATATCTTCTGGGCGAGTTCTGGAAATATTTCCGGCACAACAATGAGGCGCAATGGGTTGGCCATAACACGCACAACTTTGATTGGCCCTTCCTAATAAAGCGCAGTTGGAAGTTGGGCGTGAATGTCGCTTCAGGCATCAAGGACGGCAAGTGGTATCGCAAGAACCTGCGCGACACTATGGAAATGTTTTGTGGCGGCGGTTACGGCGACCGCATCAGCTTGGACAGGTTGGCGCGATACTTTGGAGTGGGCAGCAAGGGAGGCGCAAGCGGCGCCCATTTTGCCGAGACATACCACAACGACAAGCCGGCTGCCATCAAGTACCTATACAACGACCTGGCAATGACCCAGGCCGTATTTGAACGGATGATTTAGCAATTTAGGGGTTCAGATCGGCTATTAAGACGCCGACGGGTTTTAGTTTTGATTACCCCATTGAACGCCCCGACTTTTCAAATGGAATACGACGGAATAAACGACGAACGGCAGACCGAATGCGCCGAATGTGGCCTGCAATATACGCAGGAAGATTGCGGCGGCGGCGACTGCCCAGGGTGCGACAAGGAGGAACAATAAATGATATTTAAAACAGACGAACAACTGCGCGACAAATGGCTGGCCAAGTTTCAGTCAGAGGCGCACGCCAAATTCACGGCAGGAATCAAGGAACACAACCCTGACGGCACAAAAGGCATTGGTCGAATGACCGTTGAACAGTTGGCTGCCGAAATGAAGAACGAAGCAATCGACCAATACTTCTACGCCTGCGCCCTCATCGAGGGAATAGAGAGGGCCGGCCAATGACTGTTCATTTGCCGGAAAATTGGCGCCGACATGTTGAGTCAGCGGCCAAGGTAGTCACTGCAAACGAAACCAGGGAGAACCTGCGCCCAGATTTCTGGGTGCGACGTTACACGGCAGAATCGGCGCTGAAGTTGGCGCTGAACATCGAAGATATTGAAGGTTACAAAATATATGTAACAAACAACCCTGCCCTGGGGTTGATGGTGCCAACCAAATTAGTCGATCCAGTTGACGACGGCCTGGTACTGTTGTTGGCCGAATATATTAGTGCCGAGTACATCGTTTTTCATGGCTGGATTAAGGAGTTCACAGCACGCAAGCGATACACGCCAAGATCAGTCGAGGGGCGCGGGCCATTGCTTCATGTTGTGCCGCTTAACCGACTTTCACCTGTGCGGGATTTGACGAATGACTGAAAAGGAACAGATTCAGGAAAAGAAAAAAGCACTTTTGATTCGTTTAGAATTAGCCGAATTGAAGCAGGTTGAAATGAGATTGCAACTCATTGAAATAAACATTGAGGCACAAAATGAACTGCTCAAAAAAAGTTTACAACACACTGTCTGAACTCCCGCCAACTGCATCACTGCGACCTGGTAAAACCCAGTTTGCAATTGACCCAGGGAAAAAGGGAGGCATTGCCGTGCGCTATCCTGGCGACAACGTGCAGGCATATAAGATGCCGGCAACCGAGGGCGACCTGCGCGACTTGTTTGTGCGCCTATACAATCCCGACAACCCAACCGTTGCCTACGTTGAAAAGGTTGGCGGTTACATAGGCGGGCCAGGGGCGCCAGGCAGCGCCATGTTCAATTTCGGCCGCAACCATGGTTTTACCTTGGGCTTGTTGTCGGCCCTATACATTCGAACCGAACTGATTACGCCGCAGCAATGGCAGAAACGGCTGTCGCTTGGCACCAGCAAAGGAATGAAGCCGACCGAATGGAAAAACAAACTGAAGGCAGAGGCACAGCGCCGTTTCCCTGACATGACCGTGACACTTTACACAGCCGACGCGCTGCTGATTCTGGAGGCTACGAGATGAAAACAACAAAGGAACCACAGGAGGACGGCTTACTGAATAAAGCCGATTTAGCCAAACGCTTGGCCTGCAGTAGCCGGACAATCGACAACTGGATGAAACTTGGTTTATTGCCATACATAAAAATCGGCTTTTCTGTTCGCTTTTATTGGCCTGACGTTAAGACCGCTCTGGCAAAATATAAAGTTGCAGAACATGAGGATTGAACTGACAGCGAGCGAGATGACGGCGAAGCAGGCCAGGGATAAGCGCTACCGCGAAAGCCCCGAAGGCAAGGCAGCAATGAAAAGATACCGCGAAAGCCCTGAATGTAAGGCTGCCCAAAAACGCTACACAGACAGCCCTAAAAGAAAGGCGGCCCAAAAGCGCTACCGTGAAAGCCTTAAAGGGAAGGCCACCAAGGCGGCTTGGTTGAGTTCGCCCAATGGAATCGAAAACATACATCTCTCAAATTGGAGTTGCGGCGCAATGCGCTGCACCGACTGCGGGCAAATTTTTGCAGCGGACAGCGTTTTAGGAAAGGGATGGGAAAGAGTCGGCCTTTATAGGTGCGTCTGTGATTTGTGCCAGGAAAATGAAAATTGAACTGACAGCCAGCGAAATGGCAATTGCCAATGTGGTGGCAGCAATGCGGACGACCTGCAACAGGGCCGGCAACATTGTTGAACGCAAGATCGGCAGCCATTCATCCTACCAAATGGACGTTGACGGGTTCGCGGCAGAGTTGGCTTTTTGCAAGGCCATGAACCTGCACCCCGACCTGTCTGTTGTGAACCAATCGCTGACTCATGACTGCGTAGCACGCAACGGCAAAACCATCGACGTTAAGACGACGCGATACGTTGGCGGCCGGCTCTTGGTTACGCCCAACAAAAAAGACTGTGCGACAGATATTTATGTTTTAGTTATTGGCACGCCTCCGGCCTTCGACGTCATCGGTTACGCCTACAAGGACGAAGTTTTCGCCGACATAAACTACCGCGAACTGAACGGCCGATGGTCATACATTGTCGAGCAGTCACAACTGCACAATTTTACGAATGCGTAAACCTACCTTAAAACAGATTTTAAAACGAACAGCCAAGCACTACGGCCTGGAGGAAAAACAACTAACCCAACCCAGGCGCGGCCCTTGGCCAATCAGTTGGCCGCGACTCCTGGCCATGTCGATTGCCTACGAACAGCCCTATTCCTGCGCCGAGGTTGGCACGGCATTCAACCGGCACCACACAAGCACAGTCTACGCGCACCAACGTGTCGCCGACCTGTGCAAGCAAGAGCCTGAACTGGCCAAGGAACGTGAACGCCTTCGCAAAGTCATAAATGGCAACAATTGACGAACTGAAGGCAAGACTGCCGTTGCCTGACCTGCTCCGAGCCATGGGGCTGGGCGACTATGCCAAAAAGCTTTGTTGTTCTCCGTTACGCAAGGACAACAACCCAAGCTGGGGCATTTACCAGGACGACAAGGGCCATCACTGGAAGGACTTTGCAACCGGCCAGGGAGGCGATGAACTGGACTTCCTAAAAGCCCTGCACAACTGCGACACAAAGGAGGCGCTGAAGCATTACGAGAACATGGTCGGCCTGCCACAACCTGCCGAACCAACAACCGTCAGCATTGGCAAACTGCCCGACGCTGGCGAGTGGCGCCAGGCTGTTGAGAGTCTGGCCGGCAATCCCAAGACCTTGGCCCATTTAGCAACCTGGCGCGGTTACTCAAAAACGCTGCTGGTTGGCCTCATAGAAAACGGCCTGGCTGGTTTGGTTGGTGAGTCAATCGCTTTCCCCATTTACAACGAGGGCGGCGCCTACCAGGGAATGCACCTTCGCACAGAGTCAGGCTGGCGCATCACAGGCGGGGGCAATCAACCTTGGCTAATCGGTAGCCATAACGCCGACAATCTGCACGTTTTCGAAAGCCAATGGGATGCAATGGCCTTCATGGATTCCCAAGGCTTCGGCAACGGCGCCTGGCAGCCTGAAACCCACGCCTGCATGATTACCAGGGGCGCATCCAATGCCCGAAAGCTGGAGGGCAGACTGCACCCAGGCCAAAAGATTTATATATGGCCACAGAATGACGAGGCAGGCGCCAAGTGGGCCAACCAGGTGGCAGAAATGGCCACAGGCGACGTTTTCAAGGTCAAGGTGCCTGACGACATCAACGACACAAACGATTGGCTTAAACGTGACGGCAAGAGCGCCCTCAAGTCAGGGTTGGCGCTGGCCAGGCGAATGCCAAAGGTCAAGGCAGAGGAAACAGCAGACGAAGTGCCGGCTGGCCTAATTATCAAACGATATTCCGACCTGCAAACCACGCCTATGGTTGTACCACAACAAGTGATTGATGGCGTGCTGTATAGGGGCGGGAAGATGATCGTGGGAGGAACCAGCAAAGGCCGCAAAACCTGGTCGCTGATGGATTTGGCCGCTGCTGTGGCCACAGGAAGCGAGTTTTGGGGCCGTCAATGCAATCTTGGCGACGTCCTCTACATCAATTTTGAGCTTCAGGAGTTCAATTTCAGGCAGCGTATGGAGGCCATTCTGAAGGCCCGCAACTGCAAGGATGCTTCCCGCGTTCACGTGCTGAACCTGCGAGGGCAGGCGGCCGATATGACTGTTCTTCGCCCTATTTTGGCCCAAGCCATTGAATCAAGGGACTTTAGCCTGCTGATTTTCGACCCTATTTACAAGCTGATAGGCAGCCGGAGTGAGAACGATGCCGGCGATATGGCCGACCTAATGAACGAATTTGAGGCTTTAGCGGTGGATTCAGGCAGCGCCCTGGTGTTCGCCCATCACTTCGCCAAAGGCGCCCAGGGAGGCAAATTCGCCATTGACCGCATGAGTGGCAGCGGCGTGCTATCACGCGACCCTGACGCTATTCTGATACTATCAGACCATGAAGAGGATGATTGCTACGTTTGTGAGGCAACCCTGCGCTGCTTCCCTGCAATCCCACCATTTGCCCTGCGCTGGGACTTCCCACAACTCAAGCCATGCGACGACCTGGACGTTGAGGGGATACGGCAGCCAGGGAGAAAGAAAACCTACAACGAGAACCAACTGCTAGACCTGCTGCCCAAGGATGGGTTGACCTTTGGCGATTGGCTGGAGAAGGCCAAAGCCGAGCATGGCATCAGCAAAACATCCTTCTTCCGCTCCCTTAAAAAGCTGAAGGATGCCGATTCTGTATTCAAGCAGGAGGGCGGCATTTGGATGCCTTTCGGCCAATTTCGCACCTGAAACCAATTAGTTCCACAAATGAAACTTAAACCCTTTAATGACAGCAGTTTGGCGGTAAAACCTGGTTGGTTCCATAATGGCAAACTGGTGCCTTATGGTAACCCCTGGTTTTACTGGCTGAAAGCTGGTTCCATAGTTCCAAATACCTTTAGGTATGGGATTTTGGAACCAATTGAAAAAATATGATTGAGAAACTGAAGGCGATGTTTGAAAGCAAGAACGTGGCGACCTTCAGCCCTGACGATGAACTGCCAGGCGGCTGGGTTGAGAGTATAGCCACATGGCCCGCTGCCGTCGAGTGGCAAGACCATCCACAGGTGAAGGCATACAAGGCCAGGGGCAAGTTCAAGGGCTGGGATAGCCAAGGGAATAAATTATGGGCAGGTGAATAATCCTGACGACAGCCTTGAGTTGGCAGGCCAATACTTTGCCGGCGCTGTGATAGAGCAGGCCGTGAGGGATTGGCGCAAGGCCAAGGCGTCTGGATTTATAACTAACAAGGGGCAGGTTGATGGAGAAATGATACAGGCATATTACAAGAACAGCAGCAACTACAAGCTGCCGACGTCCTTTGATGGGCCGGCAGACCTTGAGACGCTTGTCACATTCTTTCAAGGTGGAGGGCTTGAAGTCTGGCTGACCTTTGCCGGCCTTCAGATTGACCCTGACGTCATCATTGCTGGCTTGGATTACATTCCTGCACGGAAAGCTAAGATCGGCCACCTGCTCAAGGACGAGGCTATGCAGTCTGGCAATTACTTTGTCGATATGCAGGGGGAAACGCTGTGACGTTTAACAGTTTGCAACTGATAATTAACAGCCGACCTACCCCCCCCCGTAAGGAATCTTTTCCATGTGACAGCCTCCCGCAGGTGTCCATTCCCGCAACGTTATTATCTATTCGTGGAGTTTTGCCCGTCTTGCCGTCTGTGGGCGCCGTCACGGCCTTTTTATTTCCAAACCCCATGACTCTGCCCACAAAAGCAATTCAACCTTAAACGAAAATTTATGCTGACCCATTACCCAACTTTGTCGGCCGTCTCTGCGGCTTTAAGTTTCAACCGCCAGCGCCTTTATCAAATCGCCAAGCGCCCTGGTTTCCCTCCGAAAGGCCCGAAGGGCTACGAAGTCGAGCAGGTGCTTGCCTTCCTGACGGCCGAAGGACTCCAAACCAAGCCATCAGTCAACACGCCGGCAGCGGCCGACAACCGAAACCTGACCGACCTGAAGGCCGACCTACTCAAGGAACAGATTGCCAAACTGAAATTCCAGAACCAGGTCGAGCAGCGGCAGTATATTGCCAAGGAAGAAATCGCCAGCGAACTGACGCGCATCATTCACCAATTCAAAAGCGTACTATACGCCGCATTAGAAAACGAACTGCCGCCAATACTTGAAGGCATGAAGGCAGCCGACATTCAGGTGAAGACCCGCGGCGCATTGGCCGAGGCATTCCGCACAATCGAGACAGACAAATGGGCAACAAAAAAATAGAATGGGAAAACTGAAACAATTGGCCGAGGCAGCCGCCGACTTTTACCAGGTGCCGTTTGAAGGCTTAACTAGCACCAACAGGTCGGCCATTTACACCAGGCCACGGCATCACTGTCAGTGGATTGCAAACGACGCCGGCATCAAAAAAAGCGTGATTGCAGAGTTTTGGGGGCAAGACCGTTCTTCTGTTCATTACGGTTGCAAGATTGTGAATTTACGCATTGAAAGAAACGAATACGAAAAACTGGAGTTGCAAAGGTTCATGCAATACGCCCGCAAATTCATAAAGCGATGACCTACACCGAAGAAATCGCACGCCAAGCCATTGCGCCCAGGAGTACCGACGCACCATGGCTGTGGGCAGAGAAAAACATCATCGTTGACAAGACCAGCCCCTTCCCTGGCAAGTTCAATTCCAATATCGCGCCCTGGACGAAGGAACCAATGGAATGCTTTGCCGACAACCGCGTGAAAGACCTGTCCATCATGTGCAGCGCCCAGTCTGGCAAAACACAGATGGTGATGACGTTGCTGGCCTGGTGCATTGCCGAGGATGCCGGCCCTGCCATGTGGGTGATGGCTGCCCAGGACGAGGCCAAGACCTTTGCCAGGACAAGGTTGATGCCGACCCTGGAGAACTGCGAACCTGTGGCGCGGCTGTTCCCTGCCGACCGACACGCCAAGACGACTTTGGAAATCAATTTCGCTTCGATGCCGCTGGTAATTAACGGCGCCAACAGTCAGAGCAAACTGCAAAGCAAACCTGTGCGCTGGTTGTTTCTGGATGAGGTGCGCAACTATCCACCAGGCGCATACGAGATGGTGCTGAAACGAACGCGGGCATTCTGGAACGCTCGCCGGATAATGATTTCAACGCCTGACCATGAAAACGACCATGTGCATCGTGCCTACATGGAAGGCGACCAGCGCATCTACAAAGTCGAATGCCCTGCCTGCAAAGGCCGCCACGAAATGGCTTTCGAGAATGTAAAGTGGGATACGAACGCCGACACGTTCAAAAATGATGAATGGGACTTCGACGAACTGACAAAAACAATCCGCTACGAATGCCCAGACTGCCAGGCGCCGTTTGTTGACCGGCAAGACATACGCAAGGCGTTTGCCTGTTCCGGCGTTTGGGAAGTTACCAACCCGCAGGCGCCTAGCGAGAAAGTCAGTTTCCGCTGGTCGGCCGTGCTGCCGCCATGGGTTGCCTGGCGTGATTTGGTCCAGGAGTTCCTTCAGGCCAAGGCTGCGCTTCGCGTCGGGACAACTGTTCCCTTGAAGGCGTTCAAATGCGAATCGCTGGGCGTGCCATGGATTGAGGAAATGGAGAGCGACGACGAACTGCGAGAACTGTCGGTGCATGATGACGCCTGGCCCTGGCCTGCCGAGGACTTCCGCTTCGCAACTGTGGACGTGCAGAAGGATTTATTTTATTTGGTCGTTCGCGCCTGGTCGAATGACGGCAACAGCCGCCTGTTGCATTGGTCAAAGCCGTTGACCTGGGAGGACGTCGAGGCTTTGCGGATCGAGTACAACATCAAACCGCACCTGCTGTTCATCGACTCGGCCTACAACTCTCAGAAGGTCTATGCGGCCTGCAAAAAGTTTGGCTGGACTTGCATGAGGGGCAGCAAGCAACGCGACTTCGCGCACAAACTGAAGGACGGAACCAACGTGCGCCGTGCCTACTCGCCCAGGGTGCTGGTCGATCCGGCCATAGGAACCAAGGCCCAGGGCAGAGTGCGCCCTGTATCGCTTTTCCATTGGAGCAACCCGACGGTGAAGGACGTACTTTACAACCTGCGCGAAGGCAAGGGCGCCAGTTGGACTGCCCTCCCAGATTCCGGCCAGGAGTACGAACTGCAAATGTTTTCCGAGCGCCGCAAGGAACGCGCCGACCGCGCCGGCCAGCCTGTTTACGAATGGCACAAGGTTGGCAAGCGAGCCAATCACATTTGGGATTGCGAAGGGATGCAGGTTGCGGCGGCCATGATGGCCAGATGCTTGGAAACTTTTTTCACTATTGTTGAAAAAGGCCAAAAACGTTAGCAAATACGCAAAAACTTTCTTCATTTATTTTCACAAAAGGGGTTGACATAAGCGAACTGTTCGCTTATTGTATTTCCAGCGCGAGGGAATAAGCCCAAGCCACAAATAAAAAAATGAACGCAAAACAGAAACTCCAAAACAGAATTAAAGCCCTGACAACTTCGCAGATCGAGGCCGCCCTGGTTGTTATCAACAAAGCATGGGACAAGTTTACAAAAGAGGAACTGATTGTGCGCGTTGCAATGTTGAACGAATACGAGCAACGCAACGGCGGCGAGATGGTTGACGCCTTAATGGACAAACTCGAAGCAACCGCATAAACCAAGAAAGGAACCAAACAAAATGAAAAAACACACAAACGGCCCTTGGCTAATAACAACAATCGACGGCGACGACTGTTTGATGGTTGGCGGCGGCGACGGCAGCGACGTTGTTGCAGACATTCGGACAGACCGGCCAGAGGATGAAGTGGAGGCCAACGCGCATTTGATGGCGAGTGCGCCGGAAATGTACGAAGCATTGAAAAAACTGGCCGAATGTTCAAAGGAAGTTCCGCTTATGAAATACGAGCAAGGTTTAGTTGATAAAGCAATCGCCCATGCAGAAGGGCGGGAAGTTTGACAACAACCCACAACTGCCCGCATTGCAACAAGCCAATCAATATCGGCAAAATCCTTGGCAGCAAAAGCAGCGAGGCCAAGACCCTGGCAGCCAGGGCCAACGCCAGCAAACCGCCCAAGCCAGGCAGCAGGCCACGAGGCCGGCCGCCTAAACCGCTTGACGAATCCAAGACCTGACGCAGTTTGGTTTTGTTTGTGTCATGCTTGCGGCCCTGAAGGTTTCCTCTTTCCCCGATCAGGGCCGCTTTCCATTGTTCGCTTGAGGTTTTCCCGCCCGCCCTGACTATCTTCACCAAATGCGGGCTGAAGGTTTGTTTTTAGATTTCACTACCAGCGAAATCACCACCATCCTGGCCAAGGCCAAAGCCTTGATTACGGAAGGCAAGACGCTGATGGCCTACGGCATCGGCGGCCGGAATGCTACCAAGCAGTTTACGCTGCCGATTGACCAGGTGCTGCGCGAATGCCGTTTCGCTCTCAAAAAGAAAGACCCTGCAACATACGGCTACCTTTCAACTCGCACCTACGCCAAATTCCGCAATGCTTAAAGGATTCTTAAAAAAACTCGGTTCGCTTTGGGAACCACAATATCAGAGCAACCGACACCGGCGGCCGATGCGTTCCCTGAACCTGGACACACGCAAACTGATTCCGACAGGCACGCACCAGCAATTGATTTCTGCCGGCCGCTGGTTGTTTGGCAACTTTGCACCTGTTCGCGGCGCCCTGCTTGAGCAATGCACTTACAGCGTGCAACCGTTTATTCCTCAGTATGTCGGCAAGGATTTAGAATGGGGCGTGCGTGCTGAATCCTGGTTGAACGATTGGCACAAAATTATGGACGTCCAAGGGCGCTGTGACTTTGAAGAATTTCTTTACCTGTCGCTGCTATCAATCAAAAGGGACGGCGACGTCGGCGTGATGCTGACCAACACGGCCGGAGGTTATCCAGCCGTTCAAATGATACCTGCTCACCGCATAGCCAGCCGAACCCAGAACGCAAACGAACACAATGGCGTAATCACAAACAAGCAAGGCCGTGCGGTGTCCTATATGATTGACGGCGAGCGCAAAGTCAGCGCCCGCGACATGGCCCTGTGCTTTTTCCCTGAATGGGCTGACCAGGGGCGTGGCGTCACTCCTCTCTCGGCCGTCACCGGCGACTTGCAAGACGTCAAGGAATTACGCGAGTACGAACTGAACGCGCAGAAGGCAGCCAGCAGCATTGCCCTGGTTGAACACAACGAAGATGGATACGCCGACGACTCCGAGGCGTTCATCGACCAGACGATTGACGACGGCAACCTGACGACGACCCTTGAAACCTTGGAGGGCGGCGCCATTCGATATTTCCGCGCAGGCAGCGGCAGCAAAATTGAGGTGCTAGACAGGAACCGGCCAGGCGCCAACGCCCAGGAGTTTGAAAATACAATTTTACGCAGCGCATTCCAGGCGCTCGAATGGCCTTACGACCTGTCCCTTGATCCGACCAAGATTGGCGGCGCAGTTGTTCGCCTGGTGACTGCGAAGGCGCAGCGCACAGTCGAGAAAAACCAGCGGCTTGTCCGAAAAATTGCCAAACGCATTGACGGATACGCCTTGGCTAAAGCCATGAAGTTGGGATTGCTACCACAACCCAAGGGCGGCGATTGGTATTCCTGGCACTACCAAGGCCCGCGCAAAATTTCAGTTGATGGCGGGCGCGATGCGGCTGCCGGTCGAGAGGATTACAAATTAGGCCTGACAACCTTGCAGGAACTATACGCCGACCGCGGTCTTCACTGGGAAGATGAAGTGGAGAAACGAATTACCGAACAGCGTTTTGTTTTAGACCTGGCCGAAAAGCACGGCATAGATCCAAACCGCGTTCAATTACTAACACCAAACGGATTACCTAATGAAAATAAAACAGGAGTTTGAAAAGTGGGCAATTCTGCCGGCATCTATCGAGGCAGCCCAGGCAGCCCTGAGCGCAAACATAATTGAAGGCGCCGAGGACGGCCCGCATGATGAAATGGATGAATACACCTTCAGCGAGGCCGGAGGCGTGGCAATCATTCCTGTGTCCGGCGTCATTGGCCACAAGGTTGGCCCAGTTGCCAAGATGTTGGGCGCCGTTGATGCGCTTGACATTATGGCGGCCATTGAACTGGCAGCCGACGACGACGAAGTTGATATCATTATTTTGGATATTGATTCGCCAGGTGGGACAGTTGCCGGCGTGCCGGAGTTGGCCGAAACCGTCGAGGCCGTGCAGGCGTCAGGCACAAAAAAAATATACGCCTACACGGACAGCCAAATGGCCAGCGCAGCATATTGGTTGGCGGCAGGTGCCAACGGTATATTTGCCGCACCGTCGGCAGACGTTGGCAGCATTGGCGTATACCTTCCTGTGATGGATACCAGCGCCGCATTAAAGGAGCAAGGCGTCCAGGTTGAGATTTTCAAAAGCGGCAAATACAAGGCCGCCGGTTTCCCTGGTGTTCCTTTAAATGAGGAAGTGCGAAAGCACCTGCAACTTGAAGTAATGGAAACCTACAACGAGTTTGCCGGCTTCGTTAAAAAGTTCAGGCCCGAACTAAATTACGAACATTTGCAGGGCCAGACATTCACCGGCCGGCGTGCCGCAGAGATTGGCATGATTGACGGCGAGGCCAAAAGTTTAGATTCCCTCTTGCAAAAACTAGGCAGGGCGTAAGATGAACGCAGATGTTTTTGAAACGATGACTATTGCACAAGAAAACGCCGACCTAAAAACGCAACTTCAAGCTGCGTCTGTTGGCACCGATCAGGCAGCCGGCGAAGTCGTCGCGTTGAAATCCCAGGTTTCCCAACTTGATGCCGCACAGGCTGGCTTGCTTGAAAAATGCGGCCTACTTGAAGCTGAACTTTCCGAGGCTAAGGCTAACCAGGCCGACGTTGCCGAGTTGGCTGGCGCCCAGGCTGCCGAGATAGTCGCGCGACAAGGCGCCGACCCTGTGGCCGAGGTTGCCGAGGAAGTCAGCAAATCGAAAACTGTCGATGAACTGTGGAATGATTATTCCGCTATTTCAGATTTAAAGGAGCGCACGCTCTTTTATCGGAACGAAATCAAACCGCAACTTTAACTTTTAGGAGAACAATAAAATGGCGATAAATGGAATAAACCTGGCCCAAGTGGCACAGCAAACGCTGGAGACATTGAGCGCAGAGACGCCGGTGTTGAAAGCATTCACTACCGACTTCAGCAGCGATGTTGCTAATGTCGGCGAATCAGTAACCACCCGCATCGCGAGCGCCGTAACGGCCGTAAGCGCCACGAGTGGATACGGCGGCGCTGCCCAGACCAGCACAGCCAAGACAATTACCCTGGATAATCATATCCATTACACCGCCAAGTTCACCGATTTGGAAATCTCAAAGGGTGGAATGTCTATGTTGGAACGAACTTTCGTTCGTCCGGCCGTTCACGCAGTTGTCACCAAAATGGTTGGCGACCTGTTGGACTTGGTTAAGGCAGACCCGTTCACAGCGGTTACTTCCGTAATTGCAACTGATGCCATTTCTGCCGACGACATCGCCGACCTGGCTGGCGACATGACGACGCTAAACGTGCCGCGTGCTAATCGTTCGCTGGTTGTCAATCCGAGCTATTACGCAACGCTGGCGCAAGATGCCGGCATTCAGGCCGCATACGCATACGGTGGAACCGAAGCAATTCGTGAAAACATGATTCCACGAGTACATGGTTTCAATGTTTACGAGTACAGCGGCCTTGATGCCAACGGTGAAAGCCTTGGCGGCTTCGCTTGCGGGCAGGAGGCTTTACTTCTGGCAACACGCCAGCCGAGCATTCCAGAAAACTGGAGCGGCGCCCTTGAGTCAGTCCAAGATCCTGAAAGCGGCCTGACAATTCAGCTTCGTAATTTCTATGATGGTTTGACCGGCGCACAGTACATCACGGCAACGTTGATTTATGGCGTGTCGGTTGGTTCGCTATCGCTAAAGCGCATTATAACAGCCTAATGAAGTTAAGCATGACGCTTGGCCGTAAGGGCGATAAGTTTAAAACACTTTACGCCGGAGGCGATGCTGGGGCAGCGGTTGCTGCCATGGCCGCCGAAGTCGAAGCAGAAAAGAAACGGTTTGATGAGGTGTTGCTTTACAAAGCACCAATGCCGTTCAAGCGGCGGCGCCTTACAGCTTAACAGTCAGAAGTTAAACAGCCGGCGGCCTGCAATTGCGGCCGTCGGCTTTTTTGTTAAATGAGCGAATACACGGACGACATTAACGAGATGATTGCCGACCTGGGGGTGGGCTATTCCCTTGTTGTGGCAAGCGGCGCCACGCTGTTTGCCTCCGGCGCAGTCAATGAAATTTCAAAAGGCAACGACGCCGGCGAAGGCGGTTTCCTTGACGACTTCGACCTGACGTTAATAGCAAAAAAAGCCGACCATTCAACGCTGCCAGTTATAGGTTCAAAAATCACCGTTGACGGCCAAAGCTATCGAATCGAAAAAATCACAACAACACCGGCCGACTCTGCTGAAGTGCGGTTTAGTTTAATGAGTGCCGACCGATGAGCGTAAGAATCAACTCAACAGCATTCACGCAGCAGTTGAGGCGCTACGCCAAGGTGAACCGGCGCAGCTTCAAGGACATTGTGAACGCCAAGGCGTTGGACATGGCCTTCCAGGCGTTGAAACACACAGACGCAGCCAGCGCCAGCGCCATCGAATACAAACTCGGCGCCATCGGCAACAAGGTTGTTAAGAGCAGGAAAACCGGCCAATTGAGGAAGGGCAAACGAATGCTGAAGGAAAGCAGTTTCGCGGCCAGGATCGTAAACAGCCGACGCAAGAAGGCTGGCCAGCCGATGATATGGGGCCAGGAATTAGAGAAGGCCGCGCAGAAGCTAATCAACATGAGGGTGAGGGCTGTTAAGTTTTTGAAAAGTGGCTGGCTGCCGGCAATCAAAAAACTTTCATACGCAGTCGAGCGCCGAGACAGGCGCCCATGGCCAAAAGGCTTGAGCAAAGGCAAGGCCGCAACTAAAGGCTGGGGAAGACCGGCCAAGTTAGAACTGAAGCCGGAGGCCTGGGTTGCCAACAGCGCCACAAACAACAGCCCACAAGCCATCAGCAAGATCAAGGCAGGGTTGAGCAGGGGCATGGCCGCTGCGGTGGCTGATATGGCAATTTACATAGAGAAGAAACTGGGCAGGGATTACAAGAAGGCAGGCTTTTAATGGGATACAATTCACTTGAGGAAAAACTGGAAACCAGGGCCAAGGCTGTGCTGGATGGAGACAGCACTTTTGCCGGCTATTCAATCGTTGTCAGCAAGGGCGAGGACGACGACGAACTGGCCCTGCCTCGCTGCCTGGTAATCTGCAACAGCGGCGAGGAATCAATTCCTGGCCTGGGCAACTTCAAGTGTGAATTGACGGTGCGACTGATTGAATCCATGGACGACACGACTCTGGCAACGCACCAGACGCGCGTTGCCGTGATGCGCGACCTGTTCATGGATGACGGCATCGCCAGCACCTTGTCCGACTCCACCGAAGCTGTTCATGTTTTCGCTGTTATCTCGACGGCCTTGGAAAAAGGCGTTGAGGAACGCGCCTGGTTTGCCGAAGTTTCGCTTGAGGTTTTGGCGGCTGCCTCAACTATCACTTGAAGTTTGGAGATTTAAGAAATGGCAACAATTAAAGGAACAAATGTCGCGTATGGTATTGCCGGAGGCTTAAAAACTTCAGCCGGCGCCGCAATAACAGGCGTGGCTGCCGTCACCAGCACCAGCGCGACGGCAAGCGCCGACACCAAGCGAATCAAAGGCAACACCGGGAATACTGTTTCGTATATTATCGCGAACAAAATAAAAGAAGTCAGCGCAACTGTTGTCTGCGCGGCAACGGTTGTTTTGCCGACGATTGGTACAGTTTTGAAACTGGAAGATTTTGACGCTGCCGGAATTAACGGGAAATACTACGTTACAACCGCCGACTTCAATCACAGCAACGAAAGCGAAATGACCATGAGCGTCAGCCTTCTGCGGATGCCTGGCACAAGCTTTTCTGATTTAGCATAATGGCCACAATAAAAGGAACCACAATTGATTTTGGTATTGCCAGCAATGCCACCACAGGATTCACCGGCGAGGCAATCGTCACCAGCGCAAGCGGAGGCAGCAGGGCCGAAACCAAGCAAATTAAAGGCAGCACCGGCGAGGCAATGAGCTACGTCATTTATGACGAATCAAAGGAAGTCAGCGTTGACGTTGTTTGTTCTGCTGGAACCTGTTCTGTGGCCGGCCATTCATCAAAGGTTGATTGTGTTGCCGCAACCGGAACCTGGACAGCATCAACTGACATTGGCGACGTTGGCGACGTCATCACCTTGGCCAACTTTTCAGGAGGTTCAAACAACTTAAACGGCAAATATTATTTGGCTGGAAACTCGTTGAACTATTCCAACGAGAGCGAAATGACGGCCAGCCTTACATTGTTGCGCCTTGAGGACACGGCCTTCACTGGCGTCAGTAAAGACTTGGCTTAATGTGGATGACTACCTGCACAGCATCATTCCTGAACCTGTCACCATCCTGGGGCAGGAGTTGCGGCCGTTTAGTCTAGGACACTACTTGTTGCTGAATCGCCTGGACTGCGCCTTCCTGTCTGATGACAAGGAACCGCTTCTGGGCGATTTGCTTCTGGGCCTGCTGGTTTGCGCCAACACGTTCGAGACTTCGCAGGACATTCTGCGGCGCTCTGACCTGGACGACGATATTAAAGCCTGGGCAGAGAACGTCGGCGAGTTTGAGGCCGACGAAAAGGCGCAACTATTCACCGACTACCTGGGGGCCGCCATGGAGGTACCGAAATTCTGGACGAGCGGCCAGGGCAACGGAAGCAAGGCCGGCGCACCATGGCCGCAACTGGTACGCACGCGCCTACTGTCTGAAGGCGGATTCAGCGCCGAGGAAATAATGAACCAACCACTTGGGCAGACTTGGTGGGATTACCTGGCATTGAATGAACAGAAGGGCGCCTTGAAATTGAACGACGCCACAACGGAGGAACTTTTGAAGCGACACAGAGAAACCGAAAACACTGATGGCGACGGCGCACGTTAACGTAAAGGGCCGCACCAGCATGGACGGCAGGGGTTGGGCTGCCGGCCTGCGAAAGATGGAAACCGGCACCAAGGCCGCAGCCGGCCGGATGGCTGGCGGCATGGCTGGCATGATTGGCGGCGTTTTTGCTGTTGGCTTTTTAACAAGCGCCACCAGGCGAATCGTTCAGCACGCCGACCAGGTACACAAAACGGCCGTAAGGATCGGCGCCAGCACCGACACCATTCAGAAGTTCGATTTTGCGGCAACGCAGAGCGGCGCAACAATGAGCGACGTTGAAAAGTCGTTCATTAACACAGCCAAGGCCATGGAGTCGGCCAAGCAGGGATTGACAACCCACATTCGGGCTTTTGAAGCGTTTGGCATTACGATGCAAATGCTGAATGTCATGTCGCCGGAGCAGGTTTTTTTGAAGGTTGCCGACGCAATCGAGAAGGCCGGCGGCGCCATGGACAAGGCCAAGAGTTTGCAGGACATAATGGGGCGCGGCGGCAATGCGATGATTCCCGCATTTGTTTCTGGCTTCACCGGCCTGGCGGCATCAGCGCCGCAAGGAATCGACGAAGAAACCATTCAGAAGCTGGTCAAGTTCAATGACGAACTCGACAGGATGAAGCGGGAAATGTTGCCGGCTGGTGCTGCCAGCGTCGGTGTATTGGCTGATATGTTCGCAATGTTTTCTGAAAGCCAAGGCCCAGGCGGGGGGGTGTCGGACGCTTTAATGCCTGGAGTTCCTGCGGTGGGAATCGGTGCCTTGATTGCCAAGATTGTTAAGGCGGGGAGGTTGTCAACGGCAGAGGTTCAAGAAATCATTGACCAAGCCAACGAAAGCCGACTGCTAACACCAACAGAGATGCGAAACAAGGCGGCCGGCAAAATTGACACCAGCGCCAGCACGCTAGAAAATTGGCTGGGATTCAGGTCTGTTGGCCAGCAAGACAAAGGCGACCAGGCGGCGGCAGCAAAAGCCTGGTCAAAGCCAAGCCTGCAACTAAACAGCCTGCAACGTATCGGCGCTGCCGTCAGTCAGTCGGCCGACCCGATAGCAATTGAGAAAAACAACAACACGCTGCTGAAGGCTATCGCCAAAAACACAAAGAAAACCGCCGACGAAACCGACCAACTTTAGACCATGGCAGACGTTAAAGGATACCATTTAGTCCAGCAAAACCCGACAATCACCTGGGACAAAGCTGCCGGCTTTAATTACACCAAGGAATTTGAAGGTGAAACCAAGGCTGTGCGCGGATTGTTTGGCCGCTACGTTCGCGACGGCGGCGCAAGCAGTATCCGATTTGAACCTGAAGGCGCCACAGCAAAGCTGTACGTCAATTACGCAAAAGACGTTTGGGGCGGCAGCGGAGTGGCTGAAACGCCGGTTGAAGTTTGGGAACTGGACGGCAACGACCAGGAGTTCAGCCTGTGGGAGCATCAGAAAATTAAGGCCGTCAACATGACGACCACGGCCAACGAAGAATTTAGAAACGAAATCAAGGGCCAACTAGAAGGCACAATCCAGACGGACGCTGACGGAGACGCAAAGGAACCGGCCTTCCTGACTGCCTCCGGCCCTGCCTGTCCTGCTGACCTTATAAACCTTTACCGGCACCTGGAAAAAGAGCAGGACAGTTTCCAACGTCCACAGCCGACGCTGCGCCACACGTTCACCTTCTCCCAGGGCTACAACTACGGCGCAACAGTCATTCAGCGAGCATTCGGCAACGTCAACAGGATTGTGACGCCGGCGCAACTGTTATCGAATGCGACAATCGGCGAGCCTTCCCTGGATGCCGCCATGTCCACAAGCCTGGCAAATATCCACACTTACAGCGTGCCAACCGGCGTCAGTACTAGCACTGGCCAGCAACTTATTGACGGCATCACGCACCAATGGGGCTGGCTCAAAGGTGCGCCCAGGGTAATCAGCGAAGGGCGCCGCAAGGTTACAGTCTCCCAGGAATGGAAACTTGAATTGTGGTCAACCTGGGCCTATTCAATCGCAAGCTAATGCAACCCCCAATCAAACTTTCTGAAGGCAAACGAATCAACTCCTGGTTGAACCAATTGCTGGCCTACACTCGCAGCCTTCAGGTTCGCGCAAACGCCGACGTCCGAGTGCGCCGAGCTACCAACGGCACGCACGTTGACGTCAAGCGGCCGCGCAGAATGTCTGGCGGCAGCGGCAGCGGCGGCAGCGGGGCGGCAGTATGGCTCTGAATTACCTCACAGGGAACGAACAGCCCACAGCGGCCAAAATGAATACGCTGTGGGCCGAGATGGACACCATAGCGGGCAAGGCGTTAGACAATAAATCCTGCCTTCTGGTTTTAGATCATACCGACCGCGAACTTTTTGGGCAGCCGTTCTATTCGTTCACAGCCTCCAACCATACCAGCAGCGACTACACGACCTTTCGCGGGGCAATCGGCGCCGGCTCCGGCAAGGTTGTTTCAGTATCCACGCACGACCAGGCGAGCTACGACACAGCGGCAGCCGGCGCCACAATCACAGCGACCGACACAACAAACCTTTACGCCAAGACAGCCGACACGTTGAACCTGGAGAAGTCGTTGAAGGCGCACACAAGGGCTGTCGGCTCTGACACGCTGTTCCTGTGGGAGGCCCGACTTCCGCATCCCTGCAAGGTTTGGCGCTATGCCGTCGCGGAAATAATAATCGGCGACCATTCCGGCACGTTCACCTTTGATGACTCTTGGAATCAATTCAATTTTTTCCGCATTCACAACCTCACGCAGTCAACCGTCACAGTCAACTTTGGCAGCGGCCCGCACCATTCGTTCACCATTGATAAAAACAGCCAGCGTTGTGTCCGGCGGGATAGTGTTTCGAGTGGGTACGATTCAAGCTATGCCTACGTTTGGAAGGTTAAAAAAGATGACCCGCGTTTCCTGAAGTTCACTAGCCACGACGGCAGCCTGGCGCAGACCATGGAGGCCAACAACGTCACCAACCCTAGTTGGCTTTACAAGCTTTTTGACGAATTGGCCGCCGTCGGTTTCATCCACCTTGACCCGCACACTTGGACTGACATTGGCAGCGACTACCAGGCCGCATCAATACTGCCGGCCATAACGTCCAGCACAATTGCCGGCGACCTTGTATACACTCGCGGCAATTGGTCTAGGGCATACCAGGCCAGCAGCGGCGGTGGTTTCACCACTTCTAATTTTAACTTCCTGGGCTTTTCAAATCTGCAATCGATTTTGACGGCCTACGGCATAACCAATTCAACCGTCGATAATCATTTGAGACTTGCCCAGGACACAACGAACAACCTGCACAACCTGGCCGGTTACGAAACCAACCTATTCACCTACCGCGACAACTTCAGGGCGGCTGACCTGGTGAATGGAACCGTTGACCTGGAAACAGAATTTTACCGGGCGCCATTCGGTAGCGTTTCGACAACCAGCCCAAACAGTAGCGCGATGGGAGCAACCATAGACTTCAGCGGCTACCTGTCAGCGTCCACTTACGGCGCACCCTATGCCGGCCACAGCACAACCGTTGCCCAGGTTGGCACAGCCATGGCCGCCGACATGGCAATTGAGGACAACCAAATGGCTAGTGCGTCAGTAATCACAACGACCAGCACAACAGAGGGGCCAATTATGACCTGGACTGAGGACTGGTACTTGGGAACAGCCTCCCCAGAAATGGTGCATGGCGGCGGAAAGGATAATATGTCTTTTATGATAGGGTTGTGGCTTAACCTGAACAGTTCCGGCCGCAAGATTTACAACCGATACTGGCATTTGAACACCGTCACAGTTCCGTCAGGTTGGTCATTCAGTAGCGCAGGCTGGCCTACCGGCTGGCTCGATTCTGGCAGCGGCCCTATAAAACAGCATGATCGAGTTTTTGAGGGAGGCAGGAAGGTGCGGCGCTACGGCACGAAAGATTCCGACGGCACGCACAACGACATAACGGCTGACCCTGTCGGTGTTGCTGGCGCCGACTTTGGCCAGGACGACATTGAAACCCTGACCGACACGGCAATTAAGGCCCAGGCCAACAGGTTTGCCTTGTCTGTTCCGGCCTTCACAAGCGGCGACACAGACAAGGCAACCTTGCCAATTGTAATCCCTGACGGCGCAAACGAGTACCACGCCAACAGATCAAACGAAACTTGGTTGACGGCCAACCTGGCAGACCTTCGCACGACGTCGCCCTCCTTTGATTGGTCAACGATACTTGGCAGCGCCTACATTCGGCTGAACCTGCTGAAGGAACATTTCAATGACCTGGCAACCTACTGCAAGAAGGTCAAACGCATTCGCACGTTGGACTTTGGCCAGGTTTATTTTGGGGAAACAAAACTGCCAGCCAGCAACGGAGGAATGTATGACACAAGCGGCAACACAACCAGCAAGTTGGCGCCAAAAACAAGTTACTCGCTTTGGCAACACACGCCTGCCCCTTCTACAACCGCCGCCTGGACTGATATTGGTGCAACAATCAGCACGGACGCAAACCTGCCCAACACTGTCAGCGAACTGTCGAGAGTCAACGAGGTTACAAGTCCGCCCCTCCCGGCCTCGCTGGCGCTTCCCTCGTATCAAAGCACAGCCATTCAGGCAGAATTGGCAGACGTTCGTTGGGTAACAATCACCAACGCCATGGCCATTGCCGACAGCCTCGGCTTCAAGTTTAGAATGGTCTGCTGGTCAAGATCATTAGCTTATACTTACACAACCGCAGCCAACACTGACCAATCGTTCAGCCAGGCGACTAGCGGCGGCTACGTTTTGCAGGGCAGCGCCCGAATGGAAACTGGCAGCGGCGCAAGTACTGGCCCGTATCCAACGCCGACCCTGACAGGCTCAAGCCTTACACAGGCAGCCGACACGCAATATCTCCAGCACGCCAACAACACGGCGGGAAATATCCCTTCAGTTATTGCCCTGGAGCATTACAAACATTACTCCTCGTCCATTATCACTGATACAAGCCCATTCATAAGGTATGCGCACCATGTCAGCGAATCGGCAATCACGCTGCACCTTTATGACACCAGCGTCAGCGGCAACATTGCCACGCTGGCCAAGCAGTTGGTTCAATCCAGTAGCGACCCAGCGGCCGGCTTTGTGGACAACGGCAGCGCCACAACAGCGACATACTCCCAAGGCACGCACAACCTGGCGCCCAGCAGCAGCACGCAGCAGCACAGGTACGCCTTAGAACTGGCGGCAACAACCCACAGCGCTTAGCCTTCGCTTGCAAATTGCCCGACCTGCCGGAGTCTAGCACCGGCGTATGGCGAACAAATGGGAACTGACGGTCAATATGACCGACCGGCAATTCGTAACCAGCAGGTACGATTCAAGCACCTTCACCCTGGATAAACTATTCCAGGGCGACGTGCTGCCGCTTCGCGTGCGCCTGGTAACCGTCAACCAATCCGGCGGCCTGACAGACCCTTTTGATTTAGTAACTGCCGGCAGCATTGAGGTTGCCATTGTCACGCCTGACCGTGCCAGCCCTGTCAAACTGGCCACAACCGGCGCCGTGTCCATTGCCGCTGATGGTTCCGACTATTACGCCGACTGCACTCTGGCCCTAAACACCACAGAAATCAACGGACTTCTGACAGGCACAGCCACCAGCGCCAGCAGCACCATTGAAGTCGAGTACATCAACGGCAGCAACAGCCTGACGCCTGTGCAGCAGTCTGTGACGATCCAGGCGCACGGCATTGACGCGGCCGCTTCCTCGCCTTCGCCAACAAGTAGTTACTACACGACAACACAGACGGACGCCAATTTTCTGGCCTCGGCGGGCGGCACAATGGCCGGCAATCTGACTTTATCCAACGCCAGCAAGTTGTTCGTCAATCGGTTGGACGATACGGCCATCACAGGGGCCGGCAACCACACGTTAAACCCAGGCAACGGCACCTTCATCAAGATTGGCGCCCTGTCGGCTGACGCCGTGCTGGTTGGCATTAGTGGCGGCGCCGACGGCCGCGTGCTGATCGTCTACAACAGCGACGACACGGATGAATTGCGAGTGGCGCACGACAGCAGCACCGAGACGACGGCAGGCAATAGAATTTACACAACAACCGCCAACAACGTGGACATAGTGGCACGCGGCACGGCAATGCTAATTTATGACGCAGCGGCCAGCCGTTGGGTTGTTATAAACATATCACCTTAATTTAATACAATGGGACAGCAACAATTCGGCAGCATCATTAAAACGGTATCGGCGACAGGCACGCCGGAGGCATTGGGCGGCGGCGGCGTGCGAGCGCACAGCGTCACCTTCCTGGGCTTGAAGGCCGCCAGGACTAACAACGCCGGCAAGGTTTGGATTTCGCCAAACAGCGGCAACGACACGGCCGCCGTGCCGCTTGACCCAGGCGACGAAGTGACTTTCACCTCAAGCGCCGAAGATAACTATTTTACAGACGCACAGTTTTTTATAGATGTCGAAACGGCCGGCGACGGTTGCGTTGCAATCTACGACAAATAAGGCCAAGCCATGATTACAATCAATAGAAAGAACCCCACAAGTGGGGAAGTGACAAGCTCGCTGGTAAATGCTTCTGATTCAGCGGGACTCCACTTCAACGGGACGAGCGGGAACATCGACATTGCATCGCCGCCGGACTTGGGGACGAAGTTTTCGTTTGAGTTTGTTGTTCAAGCGGATTCAATACCCGCATCCGGCTATTCATATCTAACCGACTTTGGAAATGGTGGAAGGTTCGCAATAACGGTAATAAACGAAGAGTTGGCTATATATGACACATACGAACGGGAATTTTCCGGTGCAACTTTTTTAAGCGATCTGAAAGTTCACCACGTTGTTGTAACGGTGGACGGCACTTCTGCGATTGCCTATGATAATGGCAACCAAGTTGGCACATTAACAATAGCCGCATCAAATATTGACAGTTGTTCCGACGCAAAAATCGGCAGTCGCTTTGATGGTACTCCGTTTTTCGACGGCACATTCTACCGTTGCCGCTTCTGGAACAAGACGCTTTCCCAACCGGAGGTAACCTCGGTATATGAATCAGCTTCCATAGATTTCGCCGACCAGTATGGGTCGCAGACGGATAAGACAACCAACGGAACATTTGCTTCCGACACGGGTTGGACAAAAGGCACGGGTTGGACGATTACCGGCGGTAATGCGGTGGCCACAGCGGCGGGGGATGGTTCACAAATTTATCAAGTGGTGACGGGTCTAACCATAGGCAAGCGTTACAGAATGTCATTAACGGTCAACGGATT